ATCATCACATTTAAACACAGCACAGTGACTCTCAGTGGCTTCCTGATACAAACCTGAAGCCTCTATATCGACTATGAATTTCATTCTATATAACTCCTAAAAAATACACTCGCAAGGTTTCTCATCCCTGTCAATCTTAGTATTAATACCTGCTTCCCTAACATCAGCCCAAAATGTCTGGAACTTGATACGCTCTGTCTGTGGTATTCCTTTTCGTTTCATCTCCTCAAACAGGGGTTCTAGCCCCTCCAGTGTATTACCTTTTATTATTGTGTACCCTATTTCATCCTCTGCCCATTTACCCTTCTCATATATGTCAGGTCTAGTGCAATATACTACGTACCAATGTTGTTTCCCTGCCTTCAAGCACCCAATACAATTAGCATGTTTAAAGCTCTTGTATTGCATAGGGGGTTGAATACCTAATTCCGTAGTACTTCCTACCAATTCCTCCCAATCAAAAGCTATGGGGTAGTCTGTCTTATACCCTTGCTGTCCCAGTATACCGCTCCTCCGTTGTATTCTAACTGTCTCTCCTTTATCAAACCCGTAGTATATAACACAATCTTTATCAGAGAAGTTATCTTTTAAATATCTGTTAAAAGGTTCTGTTTTAAGTCTACTTGTGCATAGCTCAGTCCCCGTTCCTACCTTAAATGCAGAAGCATCTACTACCACATCGAACTGGTCTGGTATAGACCCTATCTCTAGGTTCTTTATATTCGCATAAGTAATTGGAATACCTAAGTAGTTAGACACTTGTAACTTAAATCTCTTTATATCCGAATCCTCCACCCACTCAGATATATCATGGTTAAGTAATATTGTATTCTCCGCTCCGAATCTCCTAGCTACAGCTATAGCCACCCTTGCTGAACTATGCCCCCCTGAATAACAAACGATATGTTTCATACTACTCTCCAGTTAATTTCCTCAGTGTGTACAAGTGTCTTTGACTAACAGCTTGTCTACTCACACCCTCTACCTTAGCTTGCTCACTACATGTTGTTGCACCACTAATTAAGTCCAGTGTAAGTTGGTCTGCATTAGATAGCAACTCATTTATATATATTTCATCTTCCACTGATAGCTCATAACCTCCTTGCTCCCTATCTAAGTACTCCTTGTCTCTCTCTTCAATACGTGTGGCTTCATTGAATGCTCTATGCTTACCTTCTTTAACCTTCCTAGTACCCATGAAGTTCTTGAACACGTAGGGTATTAATGTTGTTGGCTTACCTTTCTCGGGGTCATACTTAGCATACAAATGAAAGTGAATGAAGAAGTCTTGATATACATCATCTCTATCTTGCTCAGGAATCTTCCACTTACGGATTAGATTGTGTATGAATCCTTCATGCTCTGTTAAGTCCAAGTACTCAATCATGCGTAATCCTCCATGTAATCCTCTGTAGCTATAGCCATGAGCTTCTTGAGTCTTGTCTCTATAGCTTGCCTTGTAACACCTTCTTCCTTAGCGATAATAGCAGGTGTCTTGTTAGTGTTGAGTAGTGTCTTAAACAGTGGAGGTAGTTTCTTATAGAGTCTATCAACATCTACACTAGCTTCCATATCCTTATTGTATCCCATCTCTTCTACGTTATCCATGTTAACTAACTCACCTTGTCTCTTCTTCATGCTGTATCTACTGGCTCTGTGAGATAAGAAACTCTTAAACAGTAGTGCAATCCATGTAGTTAATGCATATTGACTGTTGTACTCTTGTGGTCTTGAGTAGTAATACACACAGAAGTCTTGGTATGTATCGTCTTTAATAGCGTGTGGAATATTAGCTCTCTCTAGTAGCATGAATACAAACTTCCTATGCTCTTCTAAATTAATCATACAATCTCCAATAAGTTAGCAGGGAATACATATCCTGCATCTGTATAAACACTAAGGCTGTGGTCGTATGTGCCTAAGTCCGTATTAACTACTTGCATATCTTGTAACTCTAGTACGGGTACATCTTCTAAGTATATAGATACAAGCTGTTCTGCATTACCTGTGTAGTTAACTGTATCACCTACTGTTATTCTATTCATCGTGTTCTACCTCTGATAGTTTGCCCTTACTGGGATTCCATATTAAATCAACTTTACCTACTGCATTATACTCACGTTCTCGTATGACATGCAACACTCTTCTCTTATTTAAATACTCAGCATCTTCACCTTCTGTTAACATCCATGCTTGCATTGCTATAGCTACATCGCATGTTTGAACCATAGCCGTACTACCTGCGAAGTCGTCACCAACTGCTACTCTGCCTTCTTCCCACTTAGTTCCATCTCTTACCTTGTTAAAGTGACAGAAGATAAACACGGTATAGCCTAGACTCTTGGCATCCTCAGCAACTTCCCTTGTCATAGTGTGCAAGAAGTCATTCTTCTCACTAGCACTCATACCCGATGATAAGTTAGTGATTGGGTCAATGAAGAAATACTTAATACCTCTACTTAGATATGCTTCCCGCATTAACTGTCGCACTTCTCCCCATCTAGGGGTTTGATTCCTTTCTAGTACGAACAACTTACCAGATAGTAATGCGCTTGCTCTATCTACATCCTCTGGATTAACTTTAATCTTTGGGTCATAGAACACCTTACCAACTGCTGCCCCTGCCATCCTACGTAGTGTACCTTCTTCACTCTCTTCTGGTTTAATAGCGAAGATAGGTTCGTTATGATGTAGCATAAGATGTGTAGCTATCTCATTCACCAATGTACTGTTATGCACTACAGTATAATCCTCTAATAAGAATCTATTGTCCCCGTCAACCTTTATGGATGCGTACATACCCTTCTTCATAGAACCCCGAGAGAAACCTGTTCTTGTGGGATTCCTTTTGGCTGTACCAACAAGTTGCTTACGGGGTACTCTACAAGGTAAGTTAAATGCTCCACTTATATGAACCCTGTAGTACGTACCCTCAAAACCCAAAGATTTGATAGTCCCTTTCTTCTCTTTCATCGTAGCTCTGAAACCTAAGCTACGGGATAACATCATAATACCTTTTGCAAATAATCTCTGCTTGACAGTTACTTCATATACATTTCTATCAAGTGAACCATCAGTGTCTAGTATCCCTGCAAGAAGTAAGCGCCTATCCTCATAACTACTGTACAAATAGTTATCTGGTATCATCTTCTGTTTCAAGCATTCTCTGTTGTGCTCTACAATCCCCTTCAGAGTTACATTTATACTACCACTCGCGTACTCGTAGTCCTTAACAGGGTGGTGTTCCTCACCTCTCAGTATGGTGGGAGCGTCATCTTTATTTAAAGTGCATCTACCATTCCCTACATGCCCATCACCTAGCCAAACACCAAACAAGTAAGGATTCCATACAGGTTTTTGATTGAGAAATCTTGGGACGCTAACATGGAACTGTTGACCCTTCTCCCAATCATAAGGTGCTATATCCTTAACTTCTCTCTCTTTGTAACCCCCTTCCGAGTAGTAGCATAATGTATGATTAGGAGTAACCCAAAAATCCATACCTTTGTTTTGTTTTATCTCTACCAAGTCCCCTATTGCGATAAAGTTATCTTGAACAGTCACAAAGCCGTCAACACCCATCAACTTATCGCCTACCTCCACCTTCCCTGCTTGCTTTACACTTCCGTCTGCCATCCTTACAGGCGTGTAAACTTCTAAGCACTTACCTGCCTTCTCAGGCGCACCTACGTATATAGTAGTACCTAACCTAATCCCTCGTAGTAAATCAGTCAATCCTTTATACGGAAATGATAATCCAAACTCAGGTTCTTTCTTAACTATATCGAAGTCCGATGATGTGAACTCCTTAATACCACTGGATAATGGTACACCTGCATTATAACAAGAACTAACTAATTCCTTCTCCTTACCTTGCTTAACCATTTCATTGCTGTCTTTCTCTGTGTACTTAGCAATCTTAACAGCATAATCGCTAGGGAATAAAGCTCTGATATCCTTTGTGGCGCTACTACCTGCATCATCCATATCTGGCAAGAACACTACTTGCTTCCACTTGTCTATGATGTGTTTAAGTATGGGTTGCAGTGTCTTTATAACACTCTCATTACCTTGCTTTAATGAGATAACCGCTACTTTCTGTTTCTTCTCTCGCATCCATGCCGTGAATGTAGCTACAGCATCCTCTTCACCTTCAGTAATGTATAATGTATATCCTCCTATCTCCAGTGCTTGTAACCATCCAAATGGTAGAGCATTGCGTACACTACCTAATGCATAAAAGTTCTTTGGATTATGTACTCTTACCTTATACCCTGTAACTTCATTGGTATCATCAAGCATTGGGTAGTATGTCTCTGTTACAGTCCTGCCATCTTGTCTACTAACCCCATGCTTAACACCGAAGTGTCTATATGCACCTGCTTTTAATCCTCTCTCATTGTTGTCTAATGTTCTTAATTCCTGTACCCATGATATGTCCTGTGGTTCTTTCTCGACATACGGTGTGTCACTCTCTGGAATCTCTGATAGTGCCTTCTCTGTGTAGTACTTACTGCCATGCACTTGTTCATCATGGTTAGAAGAGAAACAATAACCTGTCTTCTTATCATCTTCCACCCACATGTTAAGCCCATCACTGCTACCACATCGAGGACAGTGTATCTTGCCTTGATGACTACCTGCCATTACTTTCTCCCTATAAAGTAATTAATTATAGAACCTAATACAAATCCCGCACATACCGATATTATAAATATTATAAAGATGTCCATCACCCTTCCCCTTCAGTTGTCAGCATAAATCACCGTTATCGTGTATTTTACTGATATTATTGTAATAACTTGCCATAAATCACTAGTATTGGTGTTCATTGGCTATCGTCTTTTAGTTGCTTGGCTTGTTCTAATAAGTTCTCGCTGTAATAGATAGCGTCTTGAGATAAACCCATCCCAAACCCTCTATCATACAACTCTTCTATAGTAGGCGGTGCATCTACGAACCACGGGTAATTTTGGACAGTTTCGGCAACTTGAAATACATACATTTGAACACCCTTAGCCCGTTGCTCCAAGTCGCGCGTTGCTATAATTTTCAATAGCTCGTCACTGCAATCAACTTTGCTTAACCCTTGCATCATTGCTTTAGCTATCCAACCAAGAGCTTTTAGGTTTTCTTTCTCAAGCTCTGCAATCTTCTTGTCTTGCGCTCCTACATACTTGTGCATTTCGACTAGCACTTCATCTTCAAGTAAGGGACAAGTACCAAGTCTTGCTTTGTTAGCAATAGCGCACATTGAGTCCCACTCTTCTAATATATATTGTGGAGGTTCAAACATGGCGGTTAGTGTTGATTTCATAAATTACCGCCTTTTAGAACATACTCACAGCTATAATCTTCATCGTTAATTTCTGTGAAAATATACATTTCATTGGGTAGAAGTGCTGCGCGTTGTATCTCTACTTCGTCACCGACTTGCGCACCATCCTCGAACTTTAGGTGCATCAATTCTTCGATTGAATCGTGACTTACTTCTGTGTTGCTTGCATCCCAGAAAAGTTCTGGGTTTAGTTTTTTCTCTAACTCAGCATTCTTCTTTCTAAGCTCGACAAGTTCTGCTATGTCTGCGAGTGAGCTTTGTATATTTGGTCTAGCTGGATTCCAAGAATACCCCGACCAAGTTAAAGGCCTCCCGACACTATCAGTTTTAACATAACTACCCAGCTCAGAAATGTGAGTAGCACCCTCTGGTGCATTGTCCAGTATTTCTTGGTTAGTCATTCGCCTTGCTCCTTTAGTTGCTTGGCTCGGTGTAGCCATGAATAGTACATTGCAAGCCGAGCGTAACCGTCAGCAGATTCAGCATCAATAATCATTTGCGCTAAATCCTCCATCTCTGCTATGCGCTTTCTAAGCTCGTACACTTCTTTTGGAGTCCAGTCTACATCATCGCAAGCACAGTCGCCTTGATGTCGTGCCATACAGTGACAACCCATACCTTCGTAATAAATATCTTCTATGCTTTGCTTCTTATCTTCCAACTGCTCCAGTGTTAGTTCTTTTATATTCATTTCTTTCTCCTAAATAAATCTTTAATTAAAACTATAATAAGTATAGATATACATAACATTAACCAAGATAATACTAAAAACATTATACATTTCCTCTGTGAATGTAGCTCTCTAATGTATAACGTGTCGTGCTTAATGGTATCATCATGTAATTTGCCAGTCCTGATAATGTCTCATAACATCTACCCTCATACCACCACTGACTATCAATATATTCTAATTGTTCTCCAGTTGCAACTAATTTATTCAATAGTGTGATATTCTTTGTGTCGTGTTTATTGCGTATTAATAGCATTTTAAGCCCCTCTTATAGTTAAGCTGTAGGGTAGCTCAGGTGAACCCAAGAAGTCGTCTAATTCAGTGCTTAAAACCCGCTTCTTGGCACTTCTATTAACCTTCTCTGGGTCAACTTGCCATGTGTGTCTATCACCATCCACTAAAGGTCTAAGATTATACAATGCACATGATGGTGCTGTACAGTCTGTTACTTGCTGCCTCCATGTTCCACTACCACCACTACCATCATAAATGCACTGCTTGCACATTAGGTCTATTTGTTTTCTCATGCTAGGCTTTTTCATTTCTTTTCTCCAGTCTGAATTTCAATTATTTCTACTGCGTTTCTATCGAATACTAGATATGTGTCTTCGGGTACATGTTTGGAATTAAATTCATTGCTGCTAATATAATACAATCCCATCATACTAGTAGCATTGAACTCCTTACCTACGCTACTTTGTATACCTGCATATCCGTTAGTATGTATTAATTTTACTCTATATCTCAGTGACATATAATTTACCTTCTAATGTTGTATTTACTACCCCTGTTTTAAATATGTATACTAATATTGACTACTCAGGATTAATATTATAATTACTATAGTGTATATCTATACAGTACTATACAGTAGTAATAAGTACTATACATTATCCTTATTAGTATTACTTACTAATCATTATTACTAAGTATAATACTCTATGAGCGATATGCAAGTAATAACTGGTATCATCATTGTTTCTTATTACTACTACTAGGGGATTTACCTGTAGTATTCTGAAAGCATTTAGGAGCACTAAGCATCCTATAAGCTATACCGTTACATGTAGCATCATTACAATCCATCATCCTTACCTCATCCCCTATGAATACTTCGAAGTATTGCTTGCATTCATCACATCTAAAATCTCTTAGTTTACGCATTACTTACTCCCTTGATATGTTACATTATAATCATAGTCTATTGTGCATTGTACGTATTCGTACTCATTAGTATCTACTTGTGTTGCTATTTGTGTACTACCTCTATGCTCATACGTAGTACTGAAGCCTCTATTCCTTGCATCATTCATCCCCTTAAACAATCTTGTATTGCGTAAAGCATTCTCATATTCTTCTAGCGTTATTGTGTTCATACTACCTACCCATCAATTTTATTGTGACTATACCATAATCTTCAGTATGCACAGTTAGTTCACCGCAAGCATAAACCATATCTTTAACAACTTGCCCATTGTTTTCCTGAGCTATCAATTCAATAAAGTACTCTATACTACCTTTAGTAATTACATAACCGCTTACAGCATCATCAAAGTATGTGATAGTCTCATTACCTAGACGTGCTATTTCTTTCTTACTCATTTCCGGCATTGCGTTATAGTTTATCATGTCATTCGCCTATTGTGTTGTATGGTTATTCGCTTATAGTGTTACTCTTAAAGCATTAAACCGTTGCACCGTTGCCTTACTGCTACCTTGCCAGTGTGCTACATGTATCGTCTTACCGTTAGTTCTGACGAATCTACTACGTTTACCAGTACCACATTGAACCCACTGTCCGCACTGTAGTTTTAATTGTCCTGATAGTATAGCATCAGACATTGTTGCATCCCATAAATCTATTGTCTTCAAATATTTCATTGCATCACCTCATTGTTAGTTGTTAGTTGTACCGTTATGACTGTTTTAGCGTACTAATTAGCCGTTATCTCCCCACTACCTAAGCTACCCTATTACTACTACATTAGAATAGCTTAGAATGCTGTAGATTAATGCTCCCAGTCTGCTAGTATTTCTTCACCTAATATATAAACATACATATTCACTACACTTTCGGCATTATCTAACTTGGTTGTTACTCCCCCGAAGTTGTACTGTTCATATTCTACGATGGTGTCGATTGCTTCGAATGCACTAACGTCATGTTGCTTTAACCACTGTTCGCAGTTGTAGTATCCTATCAAGTAATAGTCTTCATTGAATGCATGAAAGTGCCAGTCATCTACATTATCCGCATCAAGTGCACCATCAGCTATCAAGTTCGCTACATGTGATTTTAATTCTATTTCAATTGAGTTGTTCATTTGTATTACCTTCTATTTAATTTGTGTGTTTGTGTTGATGATACCATTCATTATCTAAATGTTATTGTTCTTTAGCATTCGCCACTTGAATATATATCAGTAGTTCTGAGAACTCTGTGAAGTACTGCCCTTGATATAAAAACATATTGTTATCCCGTTTGTTATGGGGCTTGCGCCCCGATTAATTAATCGTTAAAAGATATCTCATCTAATTCTGCACCAACTCGTAAAGCCCAGTCTTTGATTGATTTGATTGCCTCCCTTCTATTTTTAAAGCTATTCTCCACCACATCTTCTAATTCAAAGCCGTTGCTATAAGTACCACATATTATAATGTCGCAGTACTCATTGAACTCACCGTATATATCTATTGTATTCATGTTAATCACCTTGTTTAGTTGTTTGTTTTGCTTCGATGGATTAATAATTAGATTGTAATATATCCAATTCTTGCTGCTCATAATCTATATCATCGCAATTAATAACTGGGGTTAAATACCAGTTAACAGCGGACTCCACAGTGGTATGCTTTGATGCTACATTGCATAAGAATGTATTGTTTTTATATAATGCACAGTTTACTAATGTATATGTATTCATTTTATTCACCTTTGTTTAGTTAATTACACTTAATTATAAGCACTCACTGAATGCTTATAAATTAAATATAATCTTGATTCGGCTGCCACAATGCAGGGACGAAGTTCCAACTGGTTTAGGCTTATGTTTAATGTCTCGCCTCAGGACATGTTTTAAATATACAGCATTAAATTATAATAACAACTCCGACCAGTTGAAAACTTGCAGTTTATTTCACTGGTCAGACCACTTGAATAATATCACTACATATAAATGAAACGCATGCACGCGAATAGCACACCTTAATAATATAAGTCTAATAACAAATTGATATATTAAAATACATTATTAGAACTTAATAGACTTCAGAACAAAGTAATACCAACATCAGGATACATACCTATATCTCATTAGAATGCTATACAGGACGATATAGGATACATGTACATATATCCAAGTAACATGTAATCATAATCATTATACGTACATACATAAGTGTTATATAAACATAAGGATTATATATCTATAAGTATATGAATACATGTAGCGATAGCTATTGGCTTATGTGCCTGTACATAAGACAACTATATATACAAATCAATACCTTAGACTTGCCGAACGTATGTGAGGGCTAAGGCTCCATTACCATTCCGCCATGAAATCAATAGACTTTAGTCTATGAATCCTATGTGACTACCCGTACACGGGGGGATTATACCCTACGGGTGGTATGTGCATAGCACTCCACAAATTTTTACAAAAATTTCTTCCGTACAAGCCCAATGATTACAAGGGGTAGAGCGCCCTTTGCTCGCCATAGCTAAAGCTACACCTCGCACTTGTGCGTAATAATTATTTACAGCAGTACCTTCGCCATGTATACTATAGGTATAGCAGATAGATTAGTTATTCTAATGCATTAAGACATTAACTAGCAAGCTAGTCTGCACCAAATTCTTAATTAATTCCTTAATTCATTGATTGCGGGTGTTGTGAGCCAACTGCTCCTCACCCCAATTACTTCTTTTCACTTATAGCATTAGTTTTATTAATGCGTATGATATGGATGTTGTATGTCTTTCCTAACTTCACTATTCAGCAGTACAGCCGCAGAACCTATTACAGCAGTAGGTAATGTGCTTGATAAGCTGTTCACTTCTGATGATGAGAAATTAGATAAAGAGATTATTAAACTACGTCTACTGCAACAACCAGCTTTAGTACAAGCAGAGATTAATAAAGTACAAGCATCACATCGTAGTATGTTTGTTGCCGGAGCAAGACCTAGCGTCTTGTGGGTATGTTCATTAGGTTTCTTATTTGCATTTGTACTCAATCCTATTCTACAATGGCTCTATCCGGAACTTGGCGCACCTGTTCTCCCGTTAGATGTAATGATGGAATTAACTATAGCAATGCTCGGATTAGCAGGTCTACGTACTGTAGAGAAGCTAAAGGGAGTGAGTAAATGAATCAGGATGAAGTCATATTAACATTCCTCAAGGAGTTCAAATCGGAAACTAAAGAAGATTTAGCTCAACTAAGAAAAAGTAATCACGATATTAATAATGAATTAAACGGTGTTAATGGACAGTTGATGTTACTTAGACAATCCCAAGAGATTCAGAAAGAAGATATGGAAGCTAAGTTTCAGAGAGTTCATGCACGTATAGACAAAGAACAAGAAACCTCCACAAAGGAGGTACAAGAAGTAAAAAAGTCCCTAGAAGCAATCGCCTCTACGTTGAGTGGAGTAGTACCGAAGGTATCCAGTTGGGACGATACTTTAAAAATAGCTAAGAAAGTTGTAGTAACAGCAGTAACAGTAGCAGTACTAGGACTTCTAACTTCTAAAATGACAGGAATTATTTAATGGCACGTTATATAAAGAGTGGCTCTGTAACACGAGTACCAGAGATTAATTCAGAGTTAGAGAAGATTGCTACGGCTCAGACAGAGTTCTTATCTCGTTCAGGTGAAGCACCTAATGAGATGTTGAATACTCTGGATATGAACAATAATCGTATTACCAATCTCCGTACTCCTGTTAGCGCTACTGATGCAGCTAGACTTGTGGATGTTACTGGTGAATATGATATTACTGTGGGTATTGATGAGACTCCTGTTTTTGATAACGTAGCAGAGATGACTTCTACCAATCTCGCTGTAGGTCAATTAGTACGTTGTAAAAGATATTACGCAGGGGGTGAGTTAGTTGAAGGTTTAGTATACGAAGTGAAGGCTTCTGCTACAGTTGATAACTTCATTGACCACTCGAATGTTAATGGGACGTTTTCTGTATTGGTTGTAAGTGGAGAGATTGATTTAGCTCAAGCGGGAGCTAAAGGCAATGGAAGCGATATTGATAGCTCTGCACTACAAGCTTGTTTGTCTTTAGGAATCAGGGTGACAGGTAAAGCGGGGATTTACAATTCTAATACAGCCTTATCTATTGAAAGCAATACTGTGCTGGATGTTAGTAAGGGAGCAGTAATCTCTTTTTCTGGTGGCGCGTCCGCATATGTATTTGATACAGCTTCAAAAGAAAATATTACTATAAATAATTTAGAAGTAATAACTCCTGCGGGAACTGCTGGCTTTAGCTCATTAAGATTTGTCCTATGTAATAATGTAACAATAACTAATTGCAAGATAACTAAATCTGGCTCAATAGCTGTGTTTTTTGATTCATGCACAAACAGCTTGATAGACAACTGCAACCTGAGCAGTAACTACACTTATGGCGTTGAGGATAGGGATGGAGTTAACAATAAGTATACCAACTGCCTATTTCAAAACAACGGCAATACAGGTGTTGCAACATCTACAGGTGGCAGAGGAATTACGTTATGGAGAACAACAGACTGTAAAGTTACGAATTGCTCTTTCATAACTAACAACGAGTACGGATACAGGATATTTTCTGTTATAGCTGACACCTTAATTAGCGACAATAATATTGTTTCTAATTGTTATTTTGAAGATAACGGAAAGCTTGATGTGTACCTCTATGACGAGTCAGTTGATAGTTCATTAGTTAACAACACAACTATAGCTAACTGTAAAGTAAAGAGGACTATTGACCCTAGTTTAAGTAGTTCTTTTTCTATAAGTGGAACTAACAACATTGTCAGTGGGTGCAACGTAGTTAAAGACGGTGCTTTTGGGGCATTTACGGCATACAACTTATTTAAAGGGGTTAACTGCCAAGTAAGCGACTGCTTTGCTGAAAACCTTTCAGGCTTTGCAAGTTATAGCTCTGCATCTAATTGCCTTATAAACGACTGCTTTGCGAATGGTGTAGCTGTTGCTATATCTTCATCCACAGGCGGAGGTGGGAACACAACAAAGGGTAATAAATTTATTCATGGCGGTGCGGGAACTTCGGATGTAGCTATAAATAATTTTCTTTTTAGTGGGGCAGAGAAAGAAACATACATTGATAATATCTTCGATGGTTTTCATACTGGCATTGCCATTAACGAAGAAGCCGTTACCATTACAGGTAATATATCTCGGAATAGCACATTAGGGGGATTAAGGAACTTTGGTGACTCTTTTGTGGGACAAGAAATTTATAATAACTTGTGGGACTTAACAGCCCCAGCAATACTGAGTGCATTTGACAAAAGAAATAACCCCCTCAGTCGAGCTATTGTTTATAACACTGCCTTTCCTACTACACTGACTTGGGCTGTTGGGGATAGATGTATTAATCCTTCACCCGCAGTAGGTCAGCCGAAAAGCTGGGTTTGCACTGTTGCTGGCACATCGGGTACGTGGGTTAGTGAAGGTAATCTGTAAATGCCAACCCTTAAACAAGAATACCACTCAGGCAAAACCATACAATTATAAAGGTTAAAATGAGCTACAAATCATCTACAGGTACATACTTAACACAAGGCTTATTCTACGAATGGAATAACAAAGAAGCTGAGTTTACTATGAGGGATACAGGGAGTGACCCTCTTTATACAGCACGTAGTGGTAAGACTTACACTTCCCTCCCATACCTATACCGTAACAGCAACAGCGAATACGATTGTGCTATTGAAACCTTAGGTAGTTGGGAGCATTGGAAGAAGTTATGTGCTTTGGATTGGTTCTTAACTGGTGAAATATCTAATGCTCAATTCAGCGGCTTAAATGATTGGCGTATAGAGAAAGAACTTGCAGAAGAGAGTAGAGCTAAACAAGTATTGATGCAAGCAATTGATTCAGGTGACATACAAGCAGCGAAGTTTATTTATGATAAGAAAACGAAAGCTACCACTGTCAAAGCGGGTAGACCTGAGAAGAAGATTCCTACGAAAACTCAAGGTACAGTCTTAACATTAGCCAAGAAATTAGAGAGTAGATGACTTTAGATGAAATAAGAGAACGGTGTGAGCAGGATTTATACTATTATGCTCAGATGATGTTTCCTGACAGGTACTTCGGTGAAGTGCATGAGGAGATGTTCCGTTACTTCCAAAACTCATTAGATAAAGCATCAATAGACGGTGAAGGGGATAATGCGGCTGCACTAATTCCTCGTGACCATCAGAAGTCCTTTTGTATAGCAGTGGCATGTTCTTGGGTTATTACGAAGTTTCCTTGGTTTACTGTTACATATGTATCCTCTAACCCTACACTAGCTGAGAGACAGCTTGTAGTTATTAAGAACATATTTAAGAGTGAAGCACACAGAGAACTATGGACTGAGATGCTTAACTACGAGATTAACCCTCGTACTAAAGAATATGAGCATAAGCCATTAGGAGGATGGACTAAGAGTGAAATAGCTGTAGACCATCCAGATAGACCTAAAGGTGAGAAAGACCCTACAGTAGCAGCTACAAGTGCTAAGAGTACGAATACAGGTGCTCACTACAAGATGTGTATCTTTGATGATTTGGTGACTAACGAGAACTACAAGTCCCAAGCAGAGAGAGAAGAGATTAAAGAAGTCTATCAGTCCTACGCTTCTATTGCTACAACAGGTAGTATTAAGTGGATGGTAGGTACTAGATACGGTGATAATGACTTATATGCATCATTGAAAGAAAAAGAATATGAAACATTCGATGATGAAGGTAATGTTGTTAGCACCAAGCCTCTGTGGACATGGTTTGAAAGAACAGTAGAGGATAGTAAGAATAAAGATGGAAGTGGTAACTACGTATGGGCTAGACAGAAGATGCCTGACGGTAACTGGTACGGCTTTAATAGAACAGAGCTAAGTAAGAAGCGTTCCGAAGCATTCAACTTAGAGTTGTATTACTGCCAATACTACAATGACCCCAATGCGGCTAGTGAAGCTAAGATTACTCCAGATTGTTTCATGTACCTGCAACCTAACTTATTAGAGAATAGACAAGGTAGATGGCACTATGGTAATAAAGAACTTAAACTATCTTGTGGTATGGATTTGGCTTTCAGTGAAGGCAGTGGTAACAGAAAGACTAAACGAGATTACTCTTCAATTGCCGTTACAGCTTGGGATAGTGAAGGATACTTATATATCCTTGAGTTACAGCGATTCCAAACAGCTAAAGCTGAAGTATATTACGAGAAGTTAATTGAGTTACATGAATATTGGGACTTCAGAGAGACAACAGTAGAAACTAACGCAGGTGGATTAGTAGTAGCTAACTTCATACAAGATGAGATTAGAAGAGCAGGGCATACATTAGTTATCAAGCATCAACATAAGAACCAAGTGCAAGGTACTAAAGAAGAACGTAATGCTCAGTTGTTTGAACCCTTGTATCGTAACAAGAGCGTATATCATACTAAAGGTGGGTATACGAAGTTGTTAGAAGAAGAATTAAGACTTACTAGACCACCACATGACGATTTAAAAGATAGTATCTGGATAGCAATCAGTAACAGCAAGAGACCATCCAGACCTAAGTTTGCATCAAATAAAAATGATAGGAATGTTGTTAATGCAGGTAGCAGATTCCTCAACAGGAGAAAAAGAGCTTGATTACTCTGAATTATAAAGATAAGAACGCTTTGGCAGGAGGGATAGTAGCCCAATGGTCACAGTGGAACTCATCAAGACAGCAAGCTATGGAACTGTGGGCAGAGATTGACAGCTACTTACATGCTACTGATACATCTGAACTAGAAGGTGGAAATAACTTTGACCACAAGACACACCTACCTATTCTATCTGAGCTACATGAAGACCTCATTGCTATTGTGTATAGCACTATGTTTCCGCATGAAGATTGGCTTAGCTGGAAAGGTTTTGAAATTAATGCTATTACCAAGAAGATTAGACAGAAAGTATTAAGTTATATTAAGCAGTGTCACGCTATGAATGGATTTAGTGTTCAAATGCGTAAATGTATTGATGACTTAGTACGATATGGTAACTGCTTCACACAAGCGTACTACAAAGACGATAGTATGGAAAGTGAAGAAGGTATGGTAAGTGGTTATGCTGGTCCTGCTGTTAAGCGTATTTCACCTTATGATATTGCATTCAACCCCGTAGCTAGAGAGTTCAGTAAGACACCTAAGATTATTCGTGAATTAGTTACTGTTGGTGACTTCTTTGAGATGACTCAGAATGCTAGTGAAGATGACTTATGTGTCTCTACTGATGGTGTAGACCGTATATTAAGCCGTAGAACAGGCAAGTCTAGTGACTATACAGAGCGTTATAAGGATAAGCAATACATACCCCAAGGGTTCGGTAGTATAGACGAGTATTACACCTCTGGTTACGTTGAATTGCTATGGTTCTATGGTGACTTCTTTAGCAGTGAAGATAATAGTTTTGCTAAGAAGAGATGTGTCGTAGTAGTAGATAGAGATACAGTGGTAATAGATAAAGAAGAGTTATTCCCTGCTATATTCAAAGGTGGATGGACTGCAAGACCTGATAACTTATGGAGTCAAGGTCCGTTAGATAAGGTTGTTGGCATCAACTACATGATTAACCATCGTGAGAATAGTAAGAATGATGCAATTGACAAATTCACATACCCCGATAGAGCTTATGTTGGTGATGTGGAAGAGATTTATGATGAAGTAACAGGTCATACGAAGTATATTATGCCTGAAGGTGGTAGTGTTACGGATATACGTCCTGACTCTACAGTACTCACCTTTGATAACCAGATAATGATGCATAGAGACTTAGCTCGTACAAGTGCTCGTCTACCACAACAGCTTGCGGGTTTTAGAACAGCAGGTGAGAAGACAGCTACAGAAGTACAGAGTTTGAATGATGGTGCATTTAGAGGGTTTATTAATAAGGTTGCTCAAGTAGAAGAGGATGCATTAGAACCACTAGTTCAAGCTGAGATACGTATTGCTAAGAACAACTTCTCAAGTATTATTAAAGTGTTGGAAGAAGATGAAGACGGTATTATGCTTACTACACAAATTACTGAAGAAGACCTCAGTGCTAATGGTAAGCTTATCCCATTCGGTAGTAGGCGCTTTAGTAGGCAACTACAGCAATTACAGGGCTTAACTCAGTTAGCTAATACACAGATAGGTCAAATGGTTGCACCGCATTTAAACACCTATAACCTAGCTAAAACAGTGGAAGAGTTATATGGGTTTGATAAGTTTGGCTTTGTTAACAAGTTTGCCAGTATTGATGAGCAGATGGAAATGCAAGAAAGACAAATGCTTGCTCAACAAGAAGCAGTACAACAAAGTAGTGAACCTACATCACTAGAGATGCAAATGATGCAAGAGGAGGATGAGTACGAAGATGAGTGATTTTAAAATACCTAGCTTTATCTCAAGTGATTTTAGCAAACTAAAGACTGGCAGAGAAAGAGAGGAGATGATTAGTAGGTATAAGCGATGGACTGAGAATGAGTTCACACTGCTACTCACTGAATACCTCGAAGAAGAATATGACAAGCTGTTAAAAGAAGATGAAGAGAGAAGTGATTTCCTATCAAAGTTTCAATTCTCTTATGTAGCAATTCGTAATAAAGCGAAACGTGGTTTCATACGAAGCCTTATTAGAAAATTAGATTATACGGTATAGAGGTAACACAATGGATACGGAGTCTAACCCAGACTTAAAAGAAACTCAGGAAGCTAACCCAGCAGCTCAGGAAGAGCAAAAGCCACTATTTAGTGGTACTGATAGCCAAGGTAAGGAGCGTCTATTCAAGAGTACGGAAGAAGCGCAACAATCGTGGCAATCTGCACAGAATTTTATTAAGGATACTGTGTCAGAGAAAAAATCGTTGGAGTCTAGGATTCAGGAACTTGAAGCTCAACTTAACCAAAGTACAAAGCTAGATGATGCTTTAAAACAATTACGCACTAAAGAGGAATCTCCTGTGAACGAAGAACAGACACAACAAGCTACTGAGACAACCCCTCAGTTAGACGTAGAACAGCTTAGACAACAAATCGCTAATGATATAATGGGAAAGCTTTCCGAGACACAACAAAAAGAAGTCTACGGCAAGAATGAACAGGAAAGCATTAGTGCAGCCCAAGCTGTATATGGTGACTCTTATGAACAGAAGCTACGAGATGCCGCAAAGGAACTTGGTATGTCGGATGCTGAAATTCTAAAAGAAGCACAGTCTAATCCTAAGCGATTCAAGAAATTGTTTAACTTAGATAGACAAACAAAAACAAACTATACACCGAATGGCTCTGTTTCTGGTTATGCACAGAATAAAGACCTTTCTATTGATTACTCACGAGGCTTTAGTGATAGACAGCGAGTCGACACAAGCATTGAGAACTATCGTAGAATTGCCCAAGCCAAAGGTATTAAACTAGATTTTTAATTGAGGAAACAACATGTCTTTTACTTACGCATCAGTACCGAACCTAGTTCGTCAGGAACTATATCAGGGTTCACTAGAAAAGAAATTCGATGATTGGCTTATTGGTCGTCCATTGTTTGATGATAAAACAGGTATCTTCCCAGATGGTGACAGCTTAGATGTTACTCTAACGGCAGACCGCACCACATCCGCATATACAGATAACACACAGATTACATTTGATGGTATGACTACCTCACGTGCAGCCTTGACTGTTACTGAATATGAGCAGGATGCGTTCTTTGTCACAGACAAGATGAAGCAAGATGCACATCAGTCAGAAGCTTTCTATCAGGAAAACGTACATAAGTCCGGTATTGCAATGGCTACTTCTATGGAGACTAACTGTTTAGCTACTGCTAACCAACAGACTCTTGGTAATGCTAACTTAATCAATGGTGCTGCTCACCGATTCCAAGGTGCTGGTACTGGTGGTGCAATTACTATTGATGACATCATGTACATCAAGTACGCTTTCGATAAGGCTTATGTCCCTACTGAAAACCGTATGCTTATCATTACTCCAGAAATGGAATATGAACTTAATAAGCTATTAAACATTACTGAAGTAACTAACGGTAATAACTTTAACTTCGATGTACAAGGTCTGGTGCAAACTGGCTTTGGTGACAAGTTAAACATTGTCCGTAACATTGCTGGTATTAACATCATGGTAAGTCACAACCTACCTGATATTACTGCTGAGACTCTTGCTACTTCAGCAGGTGGTGTAGGTACTTCTATTACTGGTAAGGGTTGTATCGCCATGTCAATGGCTGATAGTACTTCTATGCCGTTTATGGGTGTTGTACGTCAACGTCCTCAAGCAGAGTTCTTCCGTAACACCAACTTTAAACGTGATGAGTGGTCAGCTACTTGTCGCTACGGGTTCGCATTGAAGCGTCCTGAAACGTTGATTACGTTAGCTACCCCTGTTTAAGAGGTAATCTTTACAGAGGATTCTTCGGAGTCCTCTCCATAAGATTTCTTGGAGGAAACAAATGCAACGCACACTATTACAAGTCGTACAACAGTATCTTGACGCTACGTCAGGCTTCTACGTTGACAGTATCTATGATACAGATGAAAGTCAACAAGTAGCAAGCCTAGCAGAGCGTGTATACTACAAGATGGTACAAGAGTTTCCTAATCTTCTTTTCACTATGAAAGAACAGACTTTGGATTCTTTGTCTGATACTACTCGTCCTAACTACATGTTACTACCAAAGGATATTCAGAAGATACAAGAGAGTAAGATTTACTACAACGTATCCATTACAGGTAAGACACAGTACAAAGAGATTACATACGTACCACCATTACGATTCATTGAAATGACGAATACATCAGAAAGTGATACAACTCTTCTAGTAGAGGGTTTCGATGAGAATAAGATGGTTGTATCTACTAATTCATTTCCTACTTATTTTACATCTTTTGATAATAAGTACGTGGTGTTTGATTCATATCATTCGGATTATGATACAACATTACAAAGCTCAAAGTCTAAGATTGTGGCTAGTGGTGAAGAGGTGTTTTACCAAGAAGATGATTTTGTAATTCCAATCCCAAGTCACTTATCAGAAGCCTACTTGGATATGTTCTTAAACGAAGCCTTAACACTTATCTATCAACAACCAATAGGTATGATTGCCTCAAGAGCTAGAAGTGCTAGGATTAAGTTACAACAAGACAATAGAACATTAGGTAGTAGCCGAGGTAAGAAAGGTTACGGTAGGAAAGGCACAGCAAGTAGTTACGTACCAAGAGGACATGGATAATGAGTAAGTATACAGCAGACAACGGAACAGAGTACACTTTAGAATATAATGGCTTATTCTATTTCAGTAGAGCAGGGGCAGTAGCAGAAGGTCTTAAAGGTGCCTTCTTGTCTAAGCGAGAAGCAGAGCGCTGTTTAAAGCGTTATAATGCCTCTTTAAGCACTCCTATTAACTTAGCAGTAGGTGAGCTTGACTCTTTGGAGAAGAAGGCTGATTTGCTAGGCTATGCCCTCAATAAGGGGGTAGAGATACCTGAGAAGCATAAGAGTGTAGGTGCTATTAAGAAATTCCTGAAAGGGGGTTATGAATAATGCCAAGAGCTTCGGGGCAAAAAGATTATATAAGTATGGCAAATGGTATTGTCACTGAAGCATCTTCTTTAGCTTTCCCTGAAGGAGCGACTAGCGACGAGTTGAACTTCACCATTGATAGAAATGGTTTAGTACGTAAGCGTAGGCTTGGATTTGATAAGCTTGTAACAGACTTTACAGTAACAGGAGCTAATGCTAAGTTAGAGAATGTATTCTATTGGCGTGGTCCTAGCCTTGTAGTTGTTGTAGTTACAGATGAGACTCCTAGAACATTATTACGTTTCCATGCTGTAGATGCGGACTTCACATTTATTGTTGAATTTACTATTGCTGATTTAGTGGTGGCTACGCAAGTAGCACAGACAACTAACTTACTGACTATAACTACAAGTAATGCCGATAATCCAATATTATGTGAGTACGATAGCATAGCAGAAGAGATACTCGTAGGTAGTATAAGCATTCATATAAGAGACTTTGAGTTGGTAGATGATGGTTTAGGAGCTTCTGAAAGACCTTTAACATTAGATGACAATCATAAGTACAATCTATTCAACAGCACGTGGTATCAAGATAAAGCTGATTTTAATAATGCAAGTACTAGAAAGAATGTAGCTGTAGCTTACTTTGATACTAATACGAATTACCCAAGTAATGCAGATGTAGCTTCTATAGGTATTATAGACGATGGTAGTGGTAATATTGTATTTGATGCGAAGTACGTATTAGATGCTGAGTTTGGTAGTAGTATCTCCCCTAGAGGTCACTTTGTATATCCAATTGATAACATTGATAGAACAACAAGATTGAGTACACCTGCTACTTCAGGAGCACCTAGTACTACAATCACTCCTATAGGTGTAGTTAATTTGACAGGTATACCTACATACAATCCAGATGAAGGCACTCCTTCTGGACCTACTGGTGGAGGTGGATTACCTCCTTTTGATGAAGATTCTGGTATTGGTCCGGGTGGGGAGATTCCATAATGGCAGTTAATACTCCAAAGAGAAATTACAAAAATCCAGTGGCATGTGCTAGTGCCTTTGGTAGATTCTTCTACGCAGTGGATAGTCTTATATACTACTCACAAGTACTGATTAGTCCTAATTCTGCTGGTAGATGTTACCAGAGTAATGACCCCACAAGCGCAGAGATACCTGACTTACTGGATACGGATGGTGGTGTACTAGAGCTAGAAGATAGTCGTAACATCAAAGCTATGCGAGCATTCAGAAGTGGTGTTATTATCTTTGCAGGTAATGGTGTATGGTACATATCAGGACCAGAGGCAGGGTTTACAGCAACAGCATACAGTGTACAGAAGATTACAGATAGAGGTGTAGAGAGCGCTAAGAGTATTATTGAAGGGCAGAATGTAGTTTATTACTTCTCTAATAACGGTGTAATGGCTCTCACTGCTAATGAGTTCAATAATCTACAAGTTCAGGATATATCAGAAGAGCGTATGCGTAGTTACTTCCTTTCTAATTATGCAGGTAAGAGAGTTGAAGGTGTGTACGATGAAGGTAATAAACAATGCATATGGTGGATACCAGAAGTAAATGGTAAGGGGTTAGTATTCGATACAAGACTCGGAGCTTTCTATCCACAGAAAATGGCTTCTACGGATACGTACTTAAAGAGTCCTTTTACTATAGAAAATGCTGTTTATTATCCTTCTGCTAAACTAGCAACAGATACACTAAGTGTAGATTATAACTTCTCAAGTCCTAGTAATAGACAGTTCAAGGATTTTGGTGCAGACCAAGATGCGTATTTAGTATCTGGTTATGAAACACTAGGTAAGTTTGCTAACAAGAAGAGTATAAGCCAAGCTAAGGTGTACTTCCGTAAGACAGAAACAAAAGTAACTGGATACGTAGATAATGCGTACACATATGACTTCCCAAGTGGTTGTCTGTTCCAAACAAGATGGGACTTCGATAATACGGATGCTTATGGTAAGTTTAGTGGTTTATTACCTAGCGGTGGTAAAGGTACAGAGATGCAACTATACAAGCCAATGCAAAGAGGTTTTATACCTGATGCTTATCCTTATACATTCAATACAGGTGAAAGCCTTATCTCTAAGAAGTTTAATATCAGGGGTAATGGTGACAGTGTGCAGTTTGTATTCAGAACTGAAGCTGAGAAAGATTTACAATTATTAGGTTATAGTGTGAACTTCACAATGCGAGGTAAGATGTGATTAATCTTGTAGATAATGAGTACTACGAGCTAAAAGCTGAAATATCTGGCTCTTGGTTATACTTACATCTTAACTATAAGATAGAGAAATTCACTAAGACTGTATATAAAATAATGCTTGAGCAGTGGGTTGAGATACTGGATAACTTAAAAGATTCTGGTGTGACAGAAGTTAGGTCTATTATACCAAATGATGAAGAGAAAACAAAAAAGTTTCAGCTGATGCTAGGGATGGAAGAATACCTTATGTATGAGCCTTTAACTGTATACAGGAGAGTATTATAATGGGTATTGAAGTTCTAGTAGGAGCATCCATTGTTAGTGGTTTAGCTGGAGTGGCGAGTGCTGAAAAGTCAAGAAGCGCACAGAAGAAAGCTTCCAAGAAGCAAGAGAGACAGTCCAGATTACAGAGTGCTAGAGATGCTATGTCACAAGTACGTCAACAGCGTATAGCTCAAGCAGGTATTCAACAAGGTGCGGCTACGCAAGGTACACAGTCAAGTAGTGCTGCTCAAGGTGGATATAGTGCTGTTGGCTCTCTTACATCTGGTAATATGCAATTCCTAAACCAAATGGATAGTATGAACTCTCAAATTTCAGGTCTAATGCAGACAAGTCAGCGTTATGCAGGACAAGCAAGTATGTATAATGCAGCGGCTAACTTATCTATGCAAGGTGCGGCATTAGCTACACCTACACCAAGTACAACTACCCCTACGAATACAACTAATTCAGGGATAGGTATACTTTAATGATTATACCCGATTCAGAAACTAAACAAATTATCCCAGATACAGAAGATTTTGAAATCCCTGTAAAGCCTAGCACGTCTCTACTCAACCAAGGAGGGTTAGTAATTACAAACTCTTCTATGTTAGAGGAGACAAAAGCTATGGAGTTAGAAACATTAAATCAGAAAACATCACAACAAGTCAGGCAGACAGCATCTTTAATTAACCGGCAGAAAGAAACTGAAAGGTTTACGTCATTACTTGTTCAAGAACAAAGTCCTGAGCTTTTAGCTCTGGGGTTAAAAAGACTTGCAGAAAGAAAGCAGGACAATAGAATAGCTTTAGAAGAAGAAGTTATTAGTGCTTTTGGTGAGAAGGTTAAGAGCAATCCTATTACTGGTTTCCTATATGAGAATGATAGGAACTTCTTTGAGAATATGGCACAACGTGCTACTAAAGAGTTAGCTATAGCTAACAAGCTAGAAGAGTTAAGAAATAAATCTGACTTAGGTGATATGGGTCTTAACCTACTAAGTGAAGTAACTCTTGTAAGTTTCTTACAAAGAGCTACAGGAATGGGCATTATTGACTATGCTGATGAACTTAGAGCATTACAGACTAAACTAGAGAAAGCGGATGCTTCTGAGGCTATGCAGATTATAGAGGAAAGCGAAGATTTAATTAGGTCTTCACAATTTCTAGGGGATAACCCTGAGTTTGTTTCTAATGAGCTATCTTCTGCATTACAAGGTAGTGTAGTTGGTCAAAGAACAGATGCTATGTTAAATGCTATAGACTTTATTGATACACTTTTTATTGCTAAAGGTATAGCAGGTAAAGCTGTGTCTATAATTCCTGAAGGGGGTTTAAGTAGTGCGGCTATTAAGATGGGAGCTACAGATGACCTTGCTGAAGATATAACATCTGGGGCTAATAGGATTGTAGAGAGTAATGCTGAAGCAGGTGGATTAGCTTCTGGATTGCTTACTGAGTTTGATACAGCAAAGGGATTATCTAGTAAGGTAAGAAAGTCTTATGCTGTTAATCAACGTATACTTAATGATGTACTAGATAACTTTACTGGTATGGGTTATGACGAAGTACAAGCACTAGATATATTTGAAGGTATAAAAGACAGACTGAAAGCTGAGTTTTCTAATGGCTCTATCAGTGATGTCCAGATGAAAAGTGATGGTACTTCTGATGTGTATTTGCTTACTAAAGGCGGTAACCCTTACGTATCAGAGAAATCAGCTAAGACGGGTATTAAGCAAAAAGGTTTTAACGGAACACCTGTACAGTTAGAGAGTGGGGGCTGGGCTATAAAAGCTAATGTTCCTACATTAGATGCAACAAATGCTAACTTATCTACTAAAGGTGTAAGTTACCTAAGAAGATATTTAGGAAGAACAGAGTCTTGGGTTGATGATGATTTACTGGTCTATGCACAGATTAGTGAAAATGCAATGAACCAGATAACTAAGGCTGGTCAAAATGTATATGAAAGAAGTATTGGTAAGTTATATAAGGAAGAATTAGATGATATGCTCCCTATCGTAGACATGCAGAGAAAGCGTGTTGAAGATGAAGGTTTGAATACTTGGATGACTCCTAAAGAAATTGATGCTCAATACAGAGCATTATATGATAGACCTGCTACAGTTAAAGAAATGAATGCATTCGCAGGGTATAGATTATTGAATGACTTTCAATATGAATTGGATAATAAAGTTTTATATGATAAAAGAAAAGCTAAGGGCTATGGCACTATAGATAAGAGTGTGTTTGGTTCTGAAATTAATGGTAAGTTTGTTACTGACTTCAACGAGAATGACTATATATTCTTAGATGAGACAGGGGCTACTCTTAATAAGAATAATCTACCTGAGAACTTTCTTAATAACTACGATGTTATACGTGTAGATAAAATACCAGACATGACTGTATCTAATGGTTTCTCAAAATTAAAAGATAGCCCTACTCCGTATATAGCAGTTGTAAAAGATTCAGTAAAAATAGACGGTCTTGCTCAAAGACAATTGAAGTACTTAGCAGGTGGTCGTATAAGATATGACTCTAATACTGTATTCTTGAAGCAAGCCAATGTTGGTAGATATGAGAACGGTAAGGGTTATAGAAAGAATGATAGAACCTTGTATAGAGCTACAAGCTTTACTCAAGCTCGCAAAGAGGCAGATAGTATTAACTCCCTGAATGCGATACTAAGACAAGGTACGGATAATCCAGATATACTAAAGAAAGCAGAGGACTTCTTACAAGATAGACTTGTTCTTGGTGTAGATAACGTTGCTGACTATTTAAAGCAAGTTGCTACCAGAGGTATGAAACTTGAAGATGAAGTTGTACCTCTAAGAAATAGAGAGCGTGTAACTCGTGATGGATTGCCAAATGAATTTGTAGATGATGTAGATTTTATGGAAGTATCTAGGGGGAGATTAAGCGCTCGTGGGAGCGATGTAGTCCCACATATTGACCCTGAAGGTGAAGGTCCATTGAATGCTATTGCTTCATTAAATCAGAACTTTGCAGCTACTTCTAACACTGCGGCTTTTAGTGCTTATAGGGATTATACGCTTTCTTACTTGGAGAGGTATAGAAAATACTTAAATGTTAGACCTACTGACCCTAGAATAAATCTATTGGATGCTTCTATTCGTACTGAATTAAAAGTTCCTTATGATATAATACAGAAGATACAAGGAGAGCAACAGTTTGCTAGAGAAGTAATTGGAAGGCAGACTGCTGAGGAAATAGGTCAACTACAGAGAATTGAAAACTCAATTGAGTGGGCATTAGGTAAATTACCTGAGAATATAAAGTGGGTAGATAAGAATAAAGTATCTCGTAAGCTTACTTCTGAATTGCAAGAAGACCCAATTGGGAGGGTTCGTGGACTTGTATTTAATATTAAATTAGGCTTGTTTTCTGTACCTGCTATGATTATACAAGCTATACATGCTCCGGCTATCGTAGCTATGTCTCCTAAGCATGGTATGAAAGCTTTAATGACTTACCCATTAGTACGTATGGCTATAGCTTCTCAAGACCCTGCTGTGATAAAAGAGCTTGCTAAGAAAGTAGATAAGCTTGATATGAAGGGGTTTGGTGATATAGAGAAGTTCTTTAAAGAATTTCGTCATCATGGATTTGATAACTTTGGTGCTAACATGGTCTATGAGAATGCCGCCAGAGGTGACAATCTTATGAGAACATGGGGTGAGAAGTTTTCTGATAAAGGGAGAATGTTCTTTGAGGAGGGGGAGTTAGTACCAAGAATTACAGCTTACTCTACTTCTGTTCGTGAGTGGAATGCTAATGTTGGTAACATAAACCCCAAAGGATTGGCTATAGATAGCAAAGATGCTCGTAAGTACATCGTACAGCGTACAAACACACTTACCCTTGGGATGACTAGGGCTGACCTACAACAAGGTCTTAAAAGTGGGTTTATGGGGCTTGTTACGCAGTTTCAGAGTTACCCACTTAGAGCTTTGGATGCTATGGTATTTCCAAGTAAGGGCCTATCAATAGCAGAAAGAGGCAGACTAATGGCGGCTTACCTTGCTCTATACGGTAGTGCTGGATTACCATTTGCAGGATACTTCGCGGACTACGCTGTTGAAAATTTTGGTACAAAGGACGATAGTAGTGTTATATACAAAACTATCTATAACGGAGTTATTGATGGTGCTGTAATGGCTGCTACAGGTGAGAATACAAACTTTGCTTCCCGTGGTGGTTTAGGTGCTTGGGTTAATGAGATTATTGATTCATTTACTGATGACAGAACTACAGTGCTAGAAGTATTACTTGGACCTGCGGGGAGTACTGGTAGCGGTGCTATTGATACACTAATAGATTATGCACAAGCATATAATGCTGGTTTTAATCCTGACCCTTCTCGTATAACATCAAGTGTGATAAAAGATTTAGCTAAACAAGTAAGTAGTTACAACACCGCTGAACGTTCATATATAGCTTGGACAACAGGTAAAATATATGACTCTAGGGGTGGTCAATTTATTGATATTACTAAGACAGGTACGATATTACAATTCTTCGGTATACCACCACAAGCATACGAAGATATTGGTATGGCTTATTTATCTAAGGATAGGATTAAGTCTGTTAAAAGGTTGTATACGGAGCAAGCTGTTAAAGCTCATTTAGAATTTGATAGAGAGATTGACCCTGTTAAAAGAAATGAAATAAAAGAGAGGTTAAATGGAATATTCGTATATGCTGCTGAAGATGGTCTTGCTGAAGAAGTCAATGCAGCAGTTCTTCAACAGTTAGCTGGAAGTAGCGCACACAAGAGAGCTATGGAAGAGTACAAGCTACAGAGAAACCTTGGCGAAAAAGGCAACATTACGGAATTGGATACTAGAAAATGACAGAATACACAAGAAATATTACACCTATAGATTACAGTGGGACACCGCAAGTTCCTGCACCTGCTCAGACGCTAGGACAAGATATACTTAATGTTGCTCAGACAGGTTTACAGATGTACTCTATGTTTGAAAATAAAAATAGAGAAGCACAAGCTAACTCTATGGTAGCTGAACTTTCTGATTTAGAAGTAGAGCTTACTAAAAATGGATTGAAACGTAGAGATGTCTTAGGGAGATTGGATGCTAGGCTCAGAGAGATAGCTCCAAATCAGGGTTCACAGACATACATCCGTCAAAAGCTTGCACAGCAACGTGGTGGATTCCTAACTAATCAGATGGTTACTGAAGATAGGACTCAGGAGCAAAATAGACAGAACCTAATTGAAGGTGATTTTAGGCAGGCTATGGCTTCATTCCCTGACTTCCAAGGCTCTTTAAAGCGGAATGCAGATGGGACTATAGACGAGAAAGAGAAACTTCGTATTATAGAGACAGGTGCTTCACGTCAACAGATGTTATTTGAGTCTCAACAAGAGAAAGCTCAAGCTACACAGAGGATGACTCAGGAGGGGAATGATGCTATCGTAGGGGCGCAACAGTTCTCAGCTGCTGTGAATAAAAGAGTAGGTACAGTTTTTAGTCAGATGAGTAGTAGCTACATATCTGTTGTACAAGGCTTGGATGTGCAAAGTACTGAGAATGTTCAGAAGTTAGAAGTTGCTAGTGCTAATTTTAGAAATGTTATTGGTATGGCAGAGCAACAAATAGCAGATGAGTTTAATACGGCTTCTTCAGCTACAACAAACCCCAGAGTCATAGAGCTTTTAGAAAAGAATAGAGACAACCAACTAACACAGATGGTGAGAATAAGAGAGAATCTTAATACAAGTGATATTAGTGTAGCTAAAAGAATAGCTGGTAATATACAGATTGTAGAGCAAGGTTTAAAGCTACAGGGAATGCAAAACTTCCCTCTAGTGTCTGCATTAGAGCAGATAGCGCCTTCTGTTGGCAGGTTTGTATTTGAGGCTGTTGTTAATAAGAATCCTGATTACTTCGATGAGGCAGTTAAACAAACTTCAATGGGGTTAGCTAGAACAATAAGTGAACAGGATGGTAACTACGAATTTGCTAGTCAAGTTATAGATTACCTTGATAAGGGGGACACATCTAAAGCTAGTGATGTTGTATTAAGTACTTTCTATCAAGCTGCTGAAAAGACTATTAATGGACCATCGTTAACTCGTGAGTTAAGTAGTTCTGAGTTAGAGAAAGTCAGTGGGGGTTTATTAGGTATCCTAGCCGAAGCGCAAGCGACAGATGACCCTAAACAGATAGCGAATGCTAGTAAATTATTAGCATCGGAGAACTTTAAAGTGTTTATGGACCAACTGCCAGATGAAAGGAAATCTGCTATGGGTAGGTTTGTATCTGGTTTCTCACAAGATGTTCTTGCCGATACTACTGATGGGTTATTTAAGAAGTTAAATGAACATAATAGTAATATTGCAGGTGTGACTTATGATGCAGACAAAGGAGAGTTTGTACTAGGAGAGACAATTAAAGAGCAACTGCCTAGTGGTGGGTTTGGTTTTAACGTTACTCGTAGGAATATTGTTAAGAAGGATGTAGAGAAAGCTAACTTATACTTAAAACGTATTAGAGATAACGCTCAATATGATACAACAGTACAAGATGGTAAAACATTAGTAGATACATTAATGACTCAATCCTTACCTTCTGGTATAAAAGTTAAAGGTAAATTATCTCCTTATGAGTTTAAGCAAGAGACTGCTGTTAATGAAGTTAGGGAAGAACTTAGAATGAGTAATGCAGATGTTATCAGGAAACTAGAAGAGCAAGTAATGTCTTTAGAAGAAAGATTACTTAAAGGTAATAATTAATAAGTAGTAATGATGTGTTGTTATGTTGTAACTTTCTTATAGAGTATAATTATAACTTCAAAGAAAGAAAAAGAAAAAACGAGAAAAAAGAAAAAGAAAGGATTCTACCGAAGGTATACATGCAAGATAGTGTTATTTTAAAATAAATGCAACCTGAAGTAGCAATATTAGCAACACTCGTCCTACTATATTTATAAATAAACAATACCCATCCTACTGTAATGGTAAGACCAATTTAGAATCAGGAGTTCAAGATGGCTAAGAAAGGAGACAGGAAAGCTAATGCTAAACCTGCAAGTGTACAGAAACGAGCATACAATAGCACAGAGAAGTCAAAGACGGAACGTGCGGCTAGAAACAAAGTACGTAGACAGGCTTTGAAAGAAGGTAAGGTATCCAAAGGAGATGGTAAGGATATAGACCATAAGACTCCTCTACGTAACGGTGGGAGCACTTCTAAGAGTAACACTAGGGTACGTAGTGCTAAGGCTAATAGAGCTGATAACGGGAGTTATAGTGGTATGGCTCGAAAAGGGAAGCGAAAATAATGGCTGTTCCAGAACGAGTTAAATCTCAAATGAAAAAGAATGGCTTGAGTGGGGTTAACAAACCCAAGAAAACACCAAGTCACAGTAAGAAATCTCACGTTGTAATGGCGAAAGAAAACGACTCCTACAAATTGATACGATTTGGTCAACAGGGTAAGACAGGTAGTGCAGATGGTACTAAAAGGAATGAAGCATTCAAAGCCAGACATGCTAAGAATATAGCCAAAGGTAAGATGAGTGCCGCATACTGGGCTAATAAGACCAAGTGGTAAATAACAAAGAGGTTTAGCAGTACTCTAACAAGAGTAATTAATATGTTAGAACGATTTGTGGCAAGTAACGGTATAGTCATTGAGCATTCAGCCTTAATACGTACAGTAGCAGTACTAAAAGATGGAGTTAATACGGATTTTGTTAGCACTTTAATGCACCAACATTTCGATAAAGGTACACTTAGATGCGCTTTCGGAGAAGTGGATAGAAAGACATACAAAGCACTAGAGGAGTTTTTCCATTCTCTAGGGATAACAGAGATTACACGTGGTCGTAAAGACGGCAGTAAAAAAGAAATCAAATAAACAAAAAGGGTTAATACATGGCTAACGCATTATACGATTTAGGTAGAGAGTCTTTCCTTAAAGGGGAGATTAGTTGGAGTGCAGATAATATCAAGGCTGTGCTAGTGGACAGTGCAGATTACACAGTGAACTTAGCTACAGACCAGTTCTTGAGTAGTATTGCAGTAGCAGGGAGAGTGGCTACAAGTGCTAACTTAACGGCAAAGACACCGACTACAGGTGGTCAAGCTAATGCCGCTGATATTACATTCACAGCAGTTACAGGTGATATATCTGAAGCATTAGTCATCTATCAAGATACAGGTGTAGTAGGTACATCACGATTGATTGCATACATTGATACGGCTACAGGTTTACCTGTCACTCCTAACGGTGGTGATATTCAAGTTCAATGGTCTGCACCAATATTCACATTATAATAAGGATTACCTATGTTCGGATTTACTAAATTAACCCCAGAAGAAAGAGTAGAGCGTGACACTAAGTTACGTATTGCTGAATTAAATGTACTCCTAAAGAATGAGACTGCTATTAGACAAGCATCTTTAACTAAGAGTGAAGCATTGAGAGATGAGTTAGAATCTTTATTAGGAGTATAGTATGTTATTACAGGACTTCACCACATTACAAGCGGCTAAAGATTACATAGCACCGAAAGAACGTATGATTAGTCAAGATATGATTGTTAGCTTTTTGACTCTAAATGATTGCGTTACATCATTACAGACCAGTACTAATGAAAAGGCAAAGGGATTCTATTTAGCTATTACTTCAGGCGTGCAAGAATTTAACCTAATGAATAGCCATGCTGTAGGTCAATCACAACAATCATTGTTAGCTTATTTGGTCACTGTAGGCGCAGTCAATCAGGCGTTTGCAGATACTTGTGTGGGTTATGCTAATGGTACATATCAGCCTTTTATCAATGCTACCAAGCACGATTTTGATAAAGCCAAAGGTGTAATAACAAAGACACCTATTGCTGTCGAAAATGGCTATTGTACAATTACGACTACATCAGACGTAGAAAGCCACAACCCGCAAATCTATAGAAAGATTACGTTTACCAATGGTGATGTTGAATCCATTCGAGTTGCAGGATTTACAAACGTATCCGTTGCTAAATTGTATCGTGTTCAATGCCCTAGCTTTAATGATATGTATGTCGATGATGCGTATGGTGTGGTGGGCTAGGGATGGCTTATTATTTAACCTTTGATGGTGTCGATGACTATGTTACGGTATCCATCCCCGCTTCATCAGAGACTAATTGGGGTATAAACTTTGGCTTTAGAGGTCAAGAAGTTGCTGGCTCTAATAGGTTTTATACTTTAGCGGGGAGGAGTGCAAATGCTAGGTTTGAATTTGAACTTGAAGGTAGGCTTGACGGTAGTAGAAATTTAGTAATTAGAACGGAAGCAATAACGGAAATATTAACACTAAACGGTGCTAGTAGTTTTGATTTAGATGTTTTTAATGATATTTACTTAAAAACCGATGGTGTTGATTTATGGGTTGAAGTAAACGGTGTGGAAACCGATAGAATTGTAGGGTATACAAGAGCGCTTGACGCAAGCATCGACTTTATCGGAAGAATTACAGGTTCAATAAATGCCGAACCTTTTGACCTTTACTACTTTAATTTTTATGAAAATGGCGTTGTTAGAAGGAATTACAACCCAACTTCTTCTGGTGGCACAGGATTAATTTTACCAGATGATTCGGTAAATGCAGATAACGGGGCACTACTAGGCTACGACCCACCTAATGACGATAGCCAATGGGTTTTTTACGATGCTGGAGGTGGTGGATTAGTAATAACATCTATTGCTATTGCCAGTGGTGAGAGTTTTGGAACACCTACATTCACAACAGGAGTAGTAACACTTAGTCCTACAGCTATTGCAACAGCAGAGGCTCTAGGTAATCCTACGTTGTCTCAAGGTGCTACCTTTATAAACCCTTTAACCATCAATACAGAGGAGTTTATAGGTGTACCAGTAGTAACCCCTCAGGGAGTTATTATAACGCCTACAGCAATCCCTACAGGGGCTTCTGTGGGGAATCCTGATGTATCAGTGGGGCTTACTCTTGTATTCCCTGAACAGATATTCACTGAGGAGTTCGTAGGTGAACCACAACTTGAGATGCTACTTAAACAGATATTCCCTACTGGTA